ATACCAGAAACCTTCTGTGCACCAGAGGTGGGAAATTGTACGTTTGCCATTCTATTCTCCTAGGGATTAAACTGCAACTGGGTTGATCAGAGCCGACTTGTCAGCCGCTCCAGTAATTGGACTGTAGTTATTAGTGAAACCCAGCTTAGTGCCTGTATTGATCCAGATTCCTGTACCACTATTCAACGACCAGAAGTAGTTATCATAAGCATGGCCGGTCCAGGCAGTTGCACTCGTTGAAACCCCTACTGGAATGGTGGTACTGGTGTTCGGCCGGATGAAGCGGTTTCGTCCCAGATCAACATTGGTCAGGCTGTTTGCCCCAGTTGCCAAGAGAGCCGGTCCCTGGGTAACGGCCGTGATGGCGGAGACACCAAAGTTATCCCTGATAGTAATCCGGTCAGCCGCCGACGACATGACAATTGCGCAGGTGACGGAGACAGTGCTCAGGGAATAGATCTTGTTATTGGTGAAGGTAAAGCCGCTCAGGGCATTAGCTGAGGCGCTGCCAGTTACAACTGTTAAAAATCCCAGGATAGTAGTAGTATCCCGGAACTCACAATTATCAATGGAAAATTCCTGCGGCCCCGTTGTGACCGTACCAGAGGCAAACGTCATTGACTGATTCAGCCGGTAGGTTCCAACCCCGCCGGTGGTGCCGGTAAGCTGCTCAGTTATGATAGTACCTGGGGTTATAGCCGTTCCCATGACGGACGTACCTGGGACCAATGTTCCTGAGCCAACGACAGTAACCGTCAGGACAGTTGTAGCGATGGAGGCTGTGACACTGGCACTCAGAGCCGTGAAGCAAGCGGCAATGGAGAGGAAATTTCCGACAAAGAGACAGTTCTGGATACTAATCCCAGCACCTGTTACTGGAATATTCGCCGTGTCAGCTGTGGTAAAGGTAAAGGTCGGGCGGGTTGCACCGGCGCCTAGGCCAATGACGGCCACTCCAGCGGTTGCCAATGTCAGGATAGTCGCACTGCTGATAGTCTCCTTATGCCCGGCACCGACGAAGACGATATCCCCGCGATTATGGACACAGCGGGACAGGGCATATGCCAAAGTGGAGAAAGGGTCCAAGAAGGTGCCTCGATTATTATTCGACGCACCCTTTTGCTGGGGATTCAGGACACTACTGTTATTAACAAAGAAGACCTGTCCTGGTTGCATCTGCAACAGAGGCATTCCTCTGACAGAAAGGCCGGAAGCAAAGCCTGTGGGGAAGTTGGTGAATGGCATTTCTATTCTCCTGTTAGAGGCCTGGGGATCGCACCAGACCAATGCGTGTTTCTTATCAGCGGGGGCTGATTCTAACTCCTATGAGGTTGGTTTCCCTACCTCATAGGTCTTTCTACCACGCTTTCTTACGGCCCATTACTGCCGAAAATACCACGCCAGTCGGTATTTCCAAAAGAGCAGCGCATGTAGGCCAGGGCCTTAGCGTTCTTGGTGTCGAAGTCATTGTCCTGGGTAAAGACAGGCTTCTGACGCCAGAACATCTGCATCCCCTGCATTGCATTGGTCCGGATGAACCAGGCATGAGCTGAGGTCAGGTAGTGATTCAGCTTCAGACCCTCCGGAAAGACATTCAGCTCCCGGATCAGGTTCAGATTGTTGTTGGCGGTGTCTGGTTGAAGCACCGACTTCATAATCCGATTACCGTTGTACCATTCTTGCCGAGGGACAATCAAGCTGCGAGGCATGACGTTGATCAGCAGGCCGCGGTCGGTAGTAACCCCCATCATCTGGATTGTCAGATCCTCTACAGCTGCCTCGGACAGGTCAGACCCAGGGGAGAGAGCATTGCTGCCCGTCCCGCCGGTAGCAAACGGATGATCCGTGACGATCAAGGCCTTTCCGTCACCAAAGGTATAGGACGTATTGAAGGAGCGATTGTAGACTGCCGCCGCTACGTTCTCCACCGTCTGATTCATGGAAAAGGCATTGGCCTTCGCCCGGCGGGTGGACACCGTTTCATAGAGATTATCCTGCATCTCTTCGTAGGTGACCTGATAGCCCAGAGCATAGGCCAGATGGGTATACCGACTAACAACCCCCTGGGTCTCCGAGTCATAGGAAGCTGCCGCCCCCTCCGCTTTCAGCAAGGCAAGGCCGAAACCCGTCACCTGCACGTCTTCCTCATACGCCTTCTCAGACGTCTCTACATCGTACAGATCAGTGTACTCCGTCCGGTGCTCGTTGTAGGTCTGTCCCCAGATACTGTGGATTCCTTCCCACAGCAGCTTCGGGTGACTGCCCGTGTTGATAATTCCTGCTGGCATGTTATTCTCCTAATTAGGGTGAGGTGGTGCCAGCCCGGAACTCGTGATTATTCAGCATCACGAGCCATTTTTGGTACTGGGCATATGGGGTGTTGTCAGGGCGCTGGATGGCTGAGATGATTTTCAGATTCAGCGTGCTGGTTGTATTGACAGAAGCATTGTCCAGCATGACGCCGGAGAAGTTCTGGTTGGCAGCGCCATCAGCAAAGACAAAGTTGGCATTGCGGTTGACGCTGGCCGACGTGAGAACAGAGCCAGAGCCGCCTTCCTGGATTTCGCAGAGGACATCTGGATCATCCATCACGGCGATGTAGTAGTCGACCAGCTGAGCGCCTGTCGGCCGGATCATCTTGGTCAGGTCAGATGGGTTGACATATGGACCATTGCTGGTCCCCATCCCCACAATGACGCCACGGATAGCCGCCCCTGCCGTTGCCCTGGTCACCGCAGGAATGCCGGTGGTACTGGCTCCAGCATTCCCAATCGTCGTCACCGGATCACCGATCCAGTAAGCATTCGTATCAGCGGCCAAGATGCAGTATTGCCGCACCTGACCGTTCCAAGGACTCCCATCCCGGTGCTGTACCGGGGCGAGTCCAGATGGTGCATTTAAGTTAGCCATTAGGCTCTCCTGTTAGAAAAGTTGGTTTGATAGTCACTCTTTTTCACATAACTGTTCTCACTATCTGCCTGGGACTCGCCCTCTGGCTTGAACTTCCCACGCCGGATGGTCTTGTCTACCAGATCAACTCTGTCTTGGATATACGCCTGATCTTCGTTGTAGTACTCTGCCTTGATTTCCATCAGGTAGGCACGAAGAGGACCGCCTTGCTCCGTCTTCCCCACCACGAGGGAGATATTCGTCCCCATGTCTGTATTGCCGCTGAGTGTCGAGTCGGCGCCTGTGGAACTGTTATTGATATCCACATCCGTCGTCTTGACAAAATCATAGCCGCCCTGGAGGGCTTGCTGAATCCGGCCTGGATAGTCATTCATCCAATACCTGACGTAGCCTGGCCGTTCTGGTACTTCTAGCTTCCTGCGTGGGATGGACATGGGGACTCTTTTCCGCTCCTGGGCCTTTTGGACATTCTTGTCCTCAGTTCGCTGAGCGGGATTCTCCTGGGTTCCACCCGTTTCTACTATCTTAGTCATGCCGATTCTCCGAAAAATTGTGTTGCATAGTGTTTGCGCCAGTCAGCCTCTGTTGCATAGGCCTTGCCTTTACCACACAGCTTAGTACCAAACCGATCACAGGCTGCCTTGGCGTCTGCCGGCAGGTCATTGTAGGTCTTTCCCCCAGTCTGCCGGCGATTCCCGCCGCCCTGGGAGCCTTCCATCTTATCCAGCTTCTTCCCCTGAGGGTATTTCTCCTCCAGCAGGCGGGTAATCTCCTGGAAGAAGGCGGCGCCTCGCAGATCCGGCTGGGTCATCCGTACAAAGTGCCCCTGGGCCACGGCATACGCCGTCTTTTCCTTGTCTACGTCGAACCATTCTCGATTCTCCCCAATCCAGCTCCTGAATGCTGGGTCCTGGGTGGAGTCAGGCGCTGGGGGAGGATCCTTCTTAACCACCATCGGTGCTTTTGCCGTATCCTTCAGTGTTTGCAGAGCCTCGTCAATCTCCACCACAGCCGCATGATCCCCATCCTGCAGGGCAGTTACCTTATCCGCCTTCAGATTCTGCACAGCCCGCTCATACTGCCGCTTGCTATCCTCTTCCTGGTACTGCTTAAAGGCCTCCAGGGCTTCTAGGGCCGTTCTCAGCTGCTCCTGGGTACTGTCCAGGCCATGTTTCAGCTCCTGTACTTCCCCCAGCAGCTTGGCATTGGTGTGCCGCAGGATTGGGAGGACTTCCCGGCCCTTGGTGACGAAGGTTTCCGCGTCTACCCACCTGGCCTTATCACCCTTGAAGGATTCCTCAGGGACCCACCCCATTCCTTTGGCCTCTGCCTCGATGGCAGCCATGTCTGGACCGGCTTCACCGGCGTCATCAGCCTTCTCACTCATCACTCTTCTCCCCAGTGATGGCCAGATAGATATCCCGGTCATTCACCACTCGATATGTTACGTCGTCCAGGGTCCCTTTGCAGACCTTCCCGGCATACTTGGCGAATAGGACACGGTCGCCAGGCTTGCATCTAGGAGTCGGCTCATCGTCCCAGCAGCAAGACCCCACTTCTATCACCGTCGCCCGAGTCTCTGCCATCTCATCCCGGTCGGAGACCTGACTGGGGAGGACAATTCCCCCCTTTGTCACCTTCTCGACCTCATACGTCCGGATCAGGACAGCTCGGCCCAATGGTTTCAGCCCGCTTGTGTTGACAATTTCTTCACTCATCTCTCATTACTCCTATATAGTCTTCATAACTCAGGCTCAGGATACCCTCATAAACCTGCATCTTTCCCAGGGCCATGGCATTCAAGGCATTGGTCCCCTCTGGGGTACTTGCCTGGAACTCGCCGGCGGCCCACCTAGCACGCCCCTCAGTCGATAACCGTTGAAACATCTCCAACAGCGCTTGTGTCGCCGGTTGGGCTAACCATCCCAGGAACTCCTCCTCGCTTATTATCACTCTCTAGTCCTTTCATAATCAGCTCCAGGTGCCCCTTAAGGGCATCATCCCGTTGCTTGGCTGCTACTAACTGTGCATTGAGGACGTTTAGCTGGTGCTTCGCCTTCTCTGCTCCTACATTGGCCATTACTGCAACTGTTTCTGCCTGGATCAGTTGGATGGTGGCCATGTTCTTTTCCATATCTGCCTGGATTCCTTGCATGACTTCCGCCATGTGGTACTTGAGTTCCATCTCTTTCCGCTGGGACTTGATCTGTTCCAGGATGACCTTGGGATCAGGGCGAGGAGCCTGGCCCTTGGAGCCGGGGAAGAAGGCCTGATAGCCGTCGACACGCATGGCCTTGAGCCAGTTTATCTCCACAGCATCACTGTCATACCCTGGGGTGGTCTGGGCACTCTGCTTAATTAGCAAGGCCTGCTGATACCGCATGCTGTCAGTTGTCAGGTTCGGGTCTGCCGCCGGGACGATATCCCCCGGATTCCCCAGGTAGTCTTCCCGCAGAATGTACTGCGTCCCACCTTCTCCAAAAGTAGTCTTTGGCGGCAGGTTGATTCCGTTCAGCAGATACAGCAGCTTAAATTCCTGCTTCATGCTTCTCCAGATTCTCTTGAAGATAGCATTATAGGTCTTCTGCCCCTGCTCTACCATGGTCTGCATGCTGGAGGCTGGGGTATTTTGCCCAGGATTCTCCCCGACCTGAGTGTCAGTAACGCCGGCAATCCGGTTGGTATAGTTAATGAGCAGCTCCAGGAGCTGAAACAGAACAGGAGAGGGCTCCCTGACCGGAAGTGGATATACGTTCTTGGCTATGTCCTCGCCAGTAGAATCGAGACGTTTCCATTCAAGCGGTGCGAAGGTGTACTGCCCTCCCCTGATCTTTACGCCGCGACCCAGGAAGCCGCCGGCCGTTGTTGCCATGGTCCCAGCATCGAAGAGCATATTGATACCGGTGTTTACTGATTCGTTGAGTGGCCCCAGGAGCATTCCAAAGCCGACGTCGTAGATGCCTCCGTCTGGCGCAGGGATGAAGCCATACTTAGTGAAGGACTCCTCCGCCTGGATGGAGATAATATCTCCCTTGTTGGTCTTCTCGATTCCTTCCCACCTGAAGCGGGAGACAATCCGCAGGACGCAGCGGGAGGTTTCCTCAATGGTGACGATGTATGGTTCACTGTAGCCGTCGTCATCCAGATCCAGGTAGCAATGCTGCTCTAGGATTCGGTAGGGCGTGGTATGGTCGACGTCAGGCTGGCTGGTCCCCTGCCGCTTGTCCCTGTGGAGGTCTTGGGTATCCTGCTGGAGCGGAGCTGCACAGCCGGAGTACCAGCCCATCTTCGTCACGTCTCGGTATGAGCCGCGCATGATTCGCTCGTAGCAGTCGTTCCGGCTCAGGGACAAGACATGGGTTTTTCTCTGGCAGGACTCGACAGACTTGGCATAGTAGTCCATTACCAGATCCTGGGCCAAGACCAGCTCGGATAGGTTGTGCCCCTGACTGGCAGAAAAGAATGACTTCTTAAAGGCACAGCCGACGATGGGGATATTTATCAGCAGTTTGTCCTGCTGCTCCTCCCAGGCCTGGTCTTGCTCCAGGAGCTGGTAGGACATGTGCTGGGAGATTCTATCAGCACGTTCTTTCCTCAGGCTACCTGGACCCTCCCCCATGACGCGACACTTTACCAGATCCATCCCATTTATTAGGGCAGGATATGCGCGACTATGAAACTGCATCGTGGCAATAGTGACCAGTGGGAAGGCGACATTACTACAATTCGGCCAGGGGAAGTTCTTCCCCGACTGTACCTGCATCGCCAGATCCATCGCCCGACTGGTCCTCTGCTCCCAGCCCGATCGACTCTGCTTATCCCGATCATACCCTGCCCAGACCTCTTCCCCAATGGTCTGAAGATCTTGGGAGGATAAAAGGTCGGCCAGATTCGGACTATTACAGAAGTCCTTGTCGATCTTGAGGGTGGTCTGGAGGTGCACGATGGTTTTCCTTTTTCTCTCTAGTATCCGGTCTGCATGGACCTGCCGGCGTCATGTGTCTGTGTTCGCTCCTGGGAGGACAGGTCTTCCTCTGCCTCTTCCTCCTCTGTGGCAGCAACCTGTGTCTTGTCCAGGGCTAGGCCCAGGTATGCAGTGGCATCTACCATATCATCATGGCCGCCACGAGGGAATTCTATCATCTGCATATGGTAGCCTTGGTACCACTCGGCTTCTGTGTTGAAGCGGCAGCCACCAGCGCGCATGCGCGCCTGGATAGACCGAGCGCGGGACTGCTTATCCTTCACCGGCACAATCGCCTCTATGGACATATAGTGTCCACGCTTCACCATCTCCTGCATCAGGAAAGGCCCGAGGGCTTTGGAGATCTGACCACTCTCAACGACCCAGAACTCCGGCTTGTATATCAGGTCCAGCCGGAACCATTCCTCCACAATCTCCAGGGCATTCCACCTCCCTGCCGATACATCCTTTATGTGGAGGACTCCCTGGGGACAGATCCCACCAACCGCAAATGCCGTTTGATCGGCATGTTCCCGCTGACTGATGGCAAAGTCCACAGCTCCATAGTAGATCTTCCGAGCTCTGTGATCAGCATCATCCATAGGAATGAAGTCACTTCTTGAGAAATATGCATCACTGTCAGCAATTGGCTGACTGAGGTATTCTTGTGAGTAGCCACTGGGGTTTCCTTGGTTGATGTAGCGCTGGCGGATATCCCTGAGGCGATTCTCAGGGAATTTCTCCGGCCACAGGATATTGGAGAAGTCATCAAAGGATTCGTGAGCACGGAAGCGGCGGGTGTACCAGGAGCTGTCCTTTAGGAATCTCTCCAGGATGGAGTCACTGTGGAGAATGGTGCCTAGCATCCGATACAGACAGTAGTCATTCCCACAGGCCATAAGGGCGTCCATGACCCAGTCTCTCAGCTTCTCCCGCCGATCGGCATTCAGTACCTGCTCATCGTCCTCCAAGTCGTCTATGAGGACCAGCCCCGGCCGCTTCTGCCGCCAGAGAGTTCCACGGACTTTCTGTCCACTGCCCTTGGCGATGATACAAAACTCCCGACCTCCTACCCGCCCCACCAGCTCCGTCTCATTGTCCCTCAGTACCGTCACTCCAAAGTCTTGGATAATACCTGGATTCTCCGTCAGGGCCAGTCTCATGTTCGCCAACAGCTGAGCGGCCATCTTCTCCGTACTTCCTACCAGGAGAGCAAAATCCTGCTCCCCGAACAGCAGGGAGGCAAGTCCATAGGCATGAGTCCCAGCAGTCGTCTTGGCATGGCCCCGAGGTGCTGCTATAGCAACATGGTCGTGACTGGAAGTAAAGAGTTTCCATATTTCCCTATGGAGTCCCGGGGTTGGCTGTGGATGCTCATAGCTATCCAGCAGATAAGTCTCCACAAACCCTTCCATCAGGGGGGCGGTCAGGCTCAGGCGCTCTGCACCTCCTGTCCTGGCCAGCAGCCCCTGAGGTTTCCTAGCCATTGGCTTCGTCCAATTCCGGTGGGTTGCCGCCAGCCTCCGGCTGGGAGGGCATCAGCTCTACCACATCCTGAAACCCATCCCGCCGGGCCTGTCCCAAGCGGGCCAGTTTCTCCGCCAGGCTGGCCAGCTTGCTACTATCCCCGTCGATAACTGTTGGGAGATTCCTCACCAGCTGCCGCTTATCAAATACCACATCAGCAATCCGGATCAGAGTCTTCGCATCCAGTGGGACCATTTCCTTCCCCTGCAGCGTCAAGACGGCGTCTCCATTATCCAGCCGGTCCTCCAGAGCGACTAATGTCTTGTCCAACAGCCTGGTCAGAGTAACATTGGTCAGAGCCATCTCTTCTCTGCGAAGCAGAGCCAGCTCCTCCATCCACCAGCTGGTCCTCGTCAGCTTCTGCAGCTCATAAATCGTCATCTCCAGCTCCCTGGCCACCTGGGCCAGGTTCCCTGTCTGGGAGAAGAGCTGGACAGCTCTCAACTGCCAGGACATGTCTGACAGCTGGCTATAAGGCTCCTGAGCCGGAAGGCTGGGCGAAGCCGGTCCGATGGCACATGCCATCTCTTCCCGAATCCGCTGTCCCAGCTCCTCCAAGACTATCAC